GGAAAAAGGTAAAAGTTTATTGGAAACAACTACAATATATAAATGCAATTACCCTTCAAATTTTGAAGTAATTTATAAAAATTTATCATATGATCCACAAAGAAGTGATTCTTTTGATTCCAATAGAACTGAAAATGAATACAAAACGAATTTTGATTGTGATATAGCATCTCAGTTTGATATAGGTGTTATATATGGAGTTATGACTGATTTTGTAATAAATGCCAGTGCATATGATTCTGGGAAATTGATGGGACTATCTTCTTATGGAAAAGAAGATGCATCTGTTCCTCCGATGTTATTTGAAGATACATTATTTGCAAATGCAAATCTTTTCAAGAATGATAGATCATTAAACACAAAAAACTATCCTCAGACAAAAGATTTTGACACTTTCGAAAAGAAAGCAAATTATGCTTACGCAGTTCAAAAAGCTCTAGAAAAGGTTTTTGTTCATAGAATTAAATATATTTTAGAAAAATTTCCAGATAATAAAAATATTGTTTTTAGTGGAGGTTGTGCATTAAATATCCTAGGTAATTCTCTCATTAAAGAAAATTTTCCTGATATTAATTTTTATGTTGATCCAATTGCTAATGATGCATGTCAGTCTTATGGAGCAGCAATGTATTATCATCATATTCGAACTAATGATATGAAACCTAAAAAAATTAAAAATTTATATTGGGGTCCAAAATACGATGTAAATATCTTGGAAAAAATATTAGAATTGGAGATTTTTAAAATAAACTATAAAAATGCTTCATAAATAATTTTTTGATGTACATATTATATGCCCACATATCCTGTTAAAAATTTAAAAACTGGGGAATCTAAAGAAATTGTAATGTCTATAAATTCTTACGAGGAATGGAGAAAATCCAATCCAGATTGGGATAAAGACTGGTCAAAAGGATGTGCTTCTATGGCAGAAGTTGGTGAATGGAAAGATAAGTTAGTAAAAACACATCCAGGATGGAATGACGTACTTCAAAAGGCTTCTCAAGCACCAGGTTCTAGAGTTAAGAAAATTTAAGTAAAGAACTTTTATGGCAAGAAAAAGAAGATCATCGCACGAAGTTCAACCAATCGGAGTTGGACTAACTGAAAAGCAAATGAAAAGAAGAAAACCGATCAATATTGAAATGATGAGAGATATTGAACCTCTCACTGATAATCAAAGAAAGTTATATGAATCTTATGAAGAAAATAAAAACTTAGTAGCCTATGGGGCTGCTGGAACAGGAAAAACTTTTATTACATTATATAATGCTATTCAAGACGTATTGGATGAAAAGACACCATATGAAAAAATTTATATTGTAAGATCTCTTGTAGCTACTCGTGAAATTGGATTTCTTCCAGGAGATCATGAAGATAAATCTTCTCTTTACCAAATTCCATATAAGAATATGGTAAAGTATATGTTTGAGATGCCAGATGATGCTTCATTTGAAATGCTTTATGGCAATCTTAAGACACAAGGAACTATTAGTTTTTGGAGCACTTCTTTCATTCGTGGAACAACTTTAGATAAGTCGATTATTATTGTCGATGAGTTTCAAAATCTCAACTTTCATGAACTTGATTCAATTATTACTCGTGTCGGTGAAGATTCTAAAATTATGTTTTGTGGAGATGCAACACAATCAGATTTATTTAAGACCAATGAAAAAAATGGTATTGTTGATTTTATGAGAATCTTGCGTATTATGCAGTCTTTTGATATAATTGAATTTGGTCCCGAAGATATTGTTCGTTCTGGTCTTTGCAGAGAATATATTTTATCCAAAATTGAATTAGGTCTTTGATGTTTAAACATATTGATACAAATCTTCCAAAACTCGAAAGAGAGACTATAGATGGAGTTCGTTATTATAAAATATCAAATAATAACGAACTAAAAAAATTAGTCTCTATTACTTCCGTTATAAGTCACTATAAAAAAGATTTCTTTAATAATTGGAGGGCAAAAGTTGGCACAGAAGAAGCAGATAGAATTACTAAAAGAGCTACAAGTCGTGGAACTGATACTCATACTCTAATTGAAAACTACTTGTTGAATGTAGATGATCTTCCAAAAGTTCCTAAAGTTCAACCAATTTCTGATATATTGTTCAGAGTATCAAAACCAGATTTAAATCGTATAAATAATATTTACGCATTAGAAGGATCTCTTTACAGTTTATTTCTTGGTATAGCTGGAACTGTAGATTGCATTGCTGAATTTGACGGGGAACTTGCGATTATAGATTTTAAAACATCAAAAAAACCAAAACCAAGAGATTGGATTGAAGGATATTTTGTACAATGCTGCGCATATGCATGTATGTTACATGAACTTACTGGACTATCAGTAAAAAAATTTGTAATAATTATGGCATGTGAAAATGGTGAATGTGTAGTATATCAAGAATATAATAAAAAAAAATATATTAAATTGCTCGTTCAATATATTAAAAAATTTTTTAATGATAGAGTATCAGACTAATTTGATAATTTTTTAAATATCTGATATAATTTTATTACTTTTATGGAGATAACTTTTGCCAATAACAATATTTGGAAGTATGAACACCGAAAAAAGCATAGAGTTTCAAAAAGAAATAGAAAATAAATTTTTATGCCCATCTAAATTCGCTTTAGAAATTGAAAATTTAGTCAAATTAAATCCAGATATGAACTATATTGATAGTATAGTTTATTTTTGTGAAACTAATAATATTGACTTAGAATCAGTTCCAAAACTTATTTCTAAACCTTTGAAGGAAAAAATTAAATGCGAAGCTACAGAATTAAACTTTTTGAAAAAAACATCTAGAGCAAGACTTGTATTTTAACTATTTGATGAACCCATTTGAATGCTATAAAACTTATATATCATTAAAAAATCATTTTACAAAACAATCTTACGATTATCACAAATATCGGGGGAAAAGTAAAGTAACTATTCAATCATTTTATAAAAGAAAGGACAGATTTTGGTTTGAAAAAATAAGTCGCAATAAATCTGATGAAGAAATAATAAATTTTTTTGTTTCTAATTTTTCATCTTGCGATGATCCGCAATCTCTTTGGATTGGGCAAATCATAAAGGAAGGAGAAAAATATCATATGGAATGGAATAAAAAAATTCAATCATTATCATATATTTTTAAAAATGAAATTAATGAATTTTTTAATTCTAAAAATTTTGATCAAATGTTTAAAATACAAAAAAATTCTCACCCACAAATAATAAAAGAATTTTTAAAAAAAAATATATCTTTAGAAACTCTTATTATTTTAGATAAAATTTTAAATTATAAAAAAAGATTTGATTCCAAAATGTCAGATCCAATATGGCAATTAATATCTTTTAAAATTGAGAAATATGCACCATTTTTAAGTATAGATATAACTAGATATAAAAACATATTAAAGGAGTGTGTATTATGAGTTTTTTTGATTCGGAAGTAGTCAGATCTGAAATGGTCGAAATATCAGAACTTCAAGAAGAGGTTTATAGAAATATTTTTAATTTTCATTCAATGAATAAAGAAGAAAAAAAATATCATGCAAATCTTTTAGAAAAACTTTTAAAAAAACAACAAATTCTTTACACTAGATTAAGTTTATCTGATGATCCTAAAGCAAAAGAAATGAAGAAAAAAATATCAGAATCTGCAGAAATTATGGGATTAGAACCAAATATCGATATGAATGTTATTTTCAATAATATGTCCAAATTACTGTCTCTAATGATTAAACAAATTGATGAATTATGAGGTTTATAAGAAATGATTTGTAAGATTATTGATGATGTTTTTGATGAGTTGTATCTGCACGAATTTTATGAATTATTAACACATAATGTTCCATATTCTTTTTCAAATGTTGCAAATCGTCGCACCTTTCCATATGGACATAAAGGATCTCATAAATTATTGGGATCAACCTTATTTGCCAGAGAAAATTTAAATAGGATTACTGTTTTAGATAAAAACTGTAATAAATTTTTTGATATGTTTGAAATGATAGAAAATATTCTAGATCAAAAATTCTATTTGTCCATGATCAATGTAAATCTTCAATATTGTGGATGTGATGGTACAATTCATAATGATGGCCAAGAAGGAGAATATACAATAATGGTGATGACAAATCCTTCTTGGGAAAAATCTTGGGGAGGTAATTTTCAAATAGTTGATTCGAGTCATAAAGTTGTAGAAGATTATGAATACATACCTGGGAGAATATTAGTGTTTCCTTCTGAAGTTTTTCATAGAGGTCTGGGACCTCTAATACAATATGTGTATAGAACGACTGTAGTTTTTAGAGTTTCTTTGCAATATTCAAATGAATCTTAAAGAATTTTTTATTCCTAAATTTCTAGAAAACGTACCTCCAGAAACATATCTTCAAAGTGTGGGTCTTAGAAATTTTTCTGATATACACTTACCAGCTACTAAAGGAATTTGTTCTTTTATTGATAGATTGGGAGACGATTCAGTAGGACTTCAAATTGGGATATCAGAAGCTAATGATACATGTTACTTACTTCAACATTGTCCCTTAATAAAAAGAATGGATCTTGTAGATAAGTATGAAGAATACATTGACTATATTTGTGGAAATGGAGTTTTGCATTCGGAGAATCAATTTAATTCTAAAATAGATTATTCATTATCAGATAATATGTATGAAGCATTTAAAATTAATCAAGATGAAATGAATGAAGAATATAATACTGCAGTAAATAATTTAATATTGTCTGGGTATGTAGATAAAGTAATTCTTTATAAAATGGATTCCGAAGAGTTTTTAAAATATATTAAAGATGAATATTATGATTTTATTATTCTTGATGCACACCTGAGCTATAATCATGCATATAGAGATATGCAACATTGGTATTCAAAAGTTAAAATTGGCGGTATTTTTGCATTGCACGACTATATGTGTCCAGAAATATATTCTGCAATCAAAAATTTTAGAAATCATAATCATATTGAAGACAAAGGATACCGATATTTTTGTAATGGGTATCTTTGGTTTAAAGGACTTAAAAATGGCATTTCTGATTTAAAAACTTGACACTAAATAAATTATTGGTTATGATAATATTGACCTATAAAGGCCAAATCTAATTAATACGAGGTAATCTAATGTCTTTTTCAGATCTTAAAAAACAATCTAAACTCGGTTCTCTAACTTCAAAATTAGTTAAAGAAGTAGAGAAAATGAGTACAACTTCTGGAGGTGCAGACGAACGTCTCTGGAAACCAGAAATGGATAAAACTGGCAATGGATTTGCAGTTATCCGATTTCTTCCAGCACCAGAAAATGAAGATCTACCCTGGGCAAAAGTGTATTCCCATGCATTTCAAGGTCCTGGAGGATGGTATATTGAAAACTCTCTGACTACTGTAGGAAAAAAAGATCCTCTTGGAGAGTATAATAGAGAACTGTGGAATAGTGGAATAGAATCTAACAAAGAAATTGTACGTAAGCAGAAACGCAAACTTTCATATTATAGTAACATCTATGTGGTAAAGGATCCAGTAAATCCAGAAAATGAAGGTAAAGTCTTCCTGTTCAAGTATGGTAAGAAGATCTTTGATAAGATTATGGAAGCAATGCAACCTGAGTTTGAAGATGAGACTCCTATCAATCCTTTTGACTTCTGGCAGGGTGCAAACTTCAAACTGAAGATTGTGAAGAAGGATGGTTATTGGAACTATGATAAGTCTGAGTTTGGTTCTGTGGAACCTCTGCTGGACGATGATGATGCTCTGGAAGCAATCTGGAAGAAAGAGTATTCTCTTGCTGCTGTGACTGCTCCCGATCAATTCAAGTCTTATGAAGAACTTGAACGTCGTATGAACATGGTTTTAGGGTTAAAAGATTCTGGATCATCTCCATCTAGATCTCCAGCAGTTATTGAACAAGAAGAAGATCTGGAAGAATTTTCAGAAACAACTTCTAGAGAAGATAATATTATGAAAGAACTTGAAGAATCGTACAAAAAAAGCAAATCTGCTCCAAGCGTTCCAAGTTCTATGAAAAAAGAATTGGAAAATATTTCTTCGGTAGATGAAGATGAAGATGATGCTCTAAGTTATTTCCAACGTCTTGCAGAAGATTGATTATCCGTAAAGTCTAATATTATCTCCTCTTTTTAAGGTTCCACTTACATATTGAGTGGAACCTTCTTTATATTCCATTATTTTTTCTATATCGTCGAATAAAACCTGAAGATATTTGGATTTTAGAATGTATATGTTTCTTCTTTCATTCTGTTTTTGCTCTTCAAATTCATAATTTGTAACTGGGATAACAACATCATTTACAATAAAAGTTTTATCTACTTTTGCATCAAAATATTCGAAAGTGAAATCTTTAGATACTTTTATTCCATATGGTAAAATAATTCTATCTTGAGTATCTAACACTTCTTTAGTAATATAGTAACTTACAGAATAAATCTTTTCATAGGTTTTGTATTTTTCTAATAAGTATTCATTAAATGATGATTGAGTCAAGGGCCATTCTTCGTATAAATTTAATATATTATTTGTCAATAAAATAACCCAATCCAGAGTTTCGTCATCATAAAATTTATATGCAACATTATCAGGTCTTTCATCTCCTATGATAGAATATTTTTCAAAGTAACTTAAGTCTCCAAAAATATCTTCACGCAATTTGGCTCTTTTGAATAAATTTTTTGTAGTTATATAATTTGATATTTGATCAGAATTTGGTATTCTACTGACATAATCAAAATTTGGAATGTTGCTAAAATAAAACATTTTTAGTACCCAATAACATCGTTTGCCATATTTACGTAATCATCATTATAAACTGGATCTATTTCTGAGAAAGATAATGTTAATTGATATGATGTCATAGTGTGCGCATTGTCATTAAAAGTCATATAAGATCCATCAGGAGTATAATCTACAGATGCGCTTAGTAAAGCACATGTTTTTATTCTATTTAATGATTGGTGATATTCTTTTTTAGAGTCTGTTCCATCCATATAAGTAATTTTAAAAACATCTGGTGTTTTTAAAAATATTTGACTGGATGCTTTTTGAACGGACATTCCTTGTTTAAAAAATCTAATAATTTGTCTAACTTGTGCTGCCTCTTCACTACTCCTTGGAGATAATTTAAATGAAAAATTAAATGGTCTTAACTGGGGCCCTTGAAACAGTAACTCTAAATTGGGATTTACAATTGCTCCTGTTACTCTAGGAAGGAGTCCATTAATACCAACAGCTTCTGATGCTAACCATACTCTTAATGCATTAGCATATGATGGATCTATTTTTGTAGCCTCTATAAATTTTGTTGCATCTTGAGTTGCTGTTCTAAGTGCTTCTGTAAGACTTTCTTGACCCTGTATTGATAGTGTAGCTGCATATGCAGCTAAAGGATTCATATCTCCTGAACCCCAATTTACATTATTACTATCTGTTATTGATGGCTGTATTGGTAGCCTTACTGTTCCTAGTGGATTGGCAATATTATTGCTAATTTGCGTTTGTTCGGTTAAGTTTCTAGATTGAGTGTTGAATGGTTTTGAGATATATTGGAATTTATCAAATTTAATATAATCCTGTCCATTACTCCCTAAATTATTAGGATATGTGTAAGAAATATTTTGTACATTCTTATTTGTTCTGGGGTCGTCAAGTATTGTTGTACTATTTAAAAAACTGCCCCCAACTTGAGAATCTGTTGGACTTCCTCGGCCTGTTCCTTCTTGTCTTGGAATATTTCCAACTCCTGTTCCTGGAGTTGGTCTTGTTGTAGGAGTTCTTTGTGCTTGAGGTGGTTGTGGTCTTACTCTACTTTCGTCTCCACCTTGAAAAAGAGATAAAAAATCTACATTTATTAGAGAACTTTTATACTCTTCGGAATTAATAGTTTCTTCTGAAGCAGTTCCTGTGGATTTCATTAAATCTACAGCAACGGATTTACTTTCATTGATTAAATTTAATATTCCAGAAGTTCCTATTTTATTTTTAATAGATTGGAAATTTGATAACTCGGTTATTTGCCCAGAAGACAAAATTGACAATATAGGAACTAAATTTTCGATGATTGTTCCGAAATAAATTATCCTTTCTCCAGTGACTGGG